ATCATCACTAGTAGCTCCATTTATAAAAATTTGATCACTTTCACTCTTTATTTCAAATAAACTACCAAAAAATAAGTTTGATTGTCTTGGCACAATTAATATATTGACCAGATATGGAGATGTTCTATTCATTACGTAGGCAACAAGTTCACTAAAATAAAAACTATCTCCAAAATCCCAATTCTCAACGGTGAAAAATTCGTTAATTGCTGCTAATACACGAGATTTAATATCATTATCACTTATAGTTTGTTCTGGATTTTTTACTAGTTTAAAAATTGCACGTAAATTTGCAGTTGCTTTTGGGCCAAACAAAACTTTATATTTTACACTATGATAAATTACTTCATCACTCATTGCCTTAATTGGATTGAGAGATGGGCTCATTGTTATGTTTAATTGATCACTGCTGGGTGCTAGAGGTTCTGTATCAATAGCATCAGATAGCCATCTGCGAAATTCTAAATCATAATTTCTAGTTAAAACATACAAGTCAATAATATTGACTTGTCCTGGGTCTATCCTAGCCTCATAATCTGCACTATGAATATATTGAAATTTTAGATTAGACCTTCCTGGATAAACCTTATAATCTATATTATAAATTAGTCTACCATTTTGTAGACTATATTTGGCAATTGTGTTTGTATCAATAAAATAATAATATTGATCTGTAGTATGACTATTTGGAACTTCAGATGCTGATCCTAAAATTTTTACATTGTTGCTTACACTGTATTTGTAGTCATATTGACCAGTTAAGGTTTCATATTTTTCTAAAACTACGTAATTACCATAATCTACACGCCACTTAGTAATATTAGGCACTAAACTTAATCCTGATCTAAGTAGAGGTTCATTGTTTACATTATTGTCAATTTGGCTGACATAGATTTGATTAGCATAAATTACAAATGAATTTTTAGCATATGTGATAGTGCTATCCCAAGTAGTATAAGGTGGACTTATTATTGTATCAAATAAATCAGGATCATCTACTACACCATCATCATTGATATCACCAAAGCTAACTTCTATTTTTTTGTTATCAATGTAACCATCAGATCCTATAAATTCATCTGTAATTTCCCACTCTAGATCATAGGTAAAGCTAGTAATATTATTAGGTCTATTGTTTATACCTAAAACTTTTATCTTATCTTTAACAATTTCGTTTGATCTAGTATCGAAAATTTTGTTTGTTTTATCAAAATAAAATCTTATCTTTTTATCACTTTCAAAAATATAGCGTAGTTTCCTAGTTTTTACGGTATAAAATTCTGTATCAGTAGTAAACAATAGCAACCAACTTGCATCTAGATTTTGATTACTGGTATCTCCTGCTTTACCTACATTAAATTTACTGACTATGTTAAGATCATCCTCTACAACAATTTTCCAACTTTTAGTATTAATGTCATATCTTAATCCAAATGGTCTATTGGAAAATATAAGATTAACCATTGTGCTAACGGTATTGCTGTCTAAATTAGTTCTCCAAGCAGGGATTATTTGTTCAAGTATTGCAGTAGATGGAATCTCGGCAGTTAGTTTGATTGGACCATTTCCATCATCTAATTCTGCAACTGCTCCATTACTTTCTATGCTTATAACCTTGGCCCATATATATTTTACAGCATTTGGACTAAGATCACTTGTTACTTCTAAAATATTACCTTTGTTTTTAATAAAATATTTGTTTAATGGAGCTGTAAATTTTAGAATCGAACCTACTTCTAAATTTCTTAAGATTGTAGTTACATCATAACCTACAATATTACCACTACCATCTGTAAAATGCCCTGTACATTCATTAGTGCTTGATGTTTTTTGTACCCATTTATAATTTAAATCTGTACCTATTCTAATTCTACCAAATTTGTCATAATAATAATTTCTTAAATTTATTTCTTTTAAACTAGGTAAAATTTTATTATAAATTAATCCTTCAATATCAATTGTAGTAGTGTAACTAAATTTGTAAGTATCATCATATTCTTCTTTATATAAAATTCCATCATCTGCAAATAAATTAGTACTACTATACTTGCCTGTTGGATCAATTAAATCAAAATATCTACTAATACCACTACTACTTCTATTAATTGCTTTTACCTTAAGTACATCTTGATTTACACTAAGAGGGCTAAGATTATAATCCTCAGCAGTAATCATTCTATTTTGAGTATAATATGTACTAGGTGCTTTTAATTTTATTTGCTCATTAGTTTCTGGACCAGCACTATTACTCACACTAGTCTGTAAATTCATTGCTATGGTTAACGATTCTACCTGACCAGAGTTAGAAAAATAAGGTATTTCAACACTGACACTACGCATATCTTTAGGATTTATAATATAACTTAGACCATTGCTTACTCTATAATATATTCTAAAATTTCCTAAAGGCAAGTTTCCAAATACACCATCACTAAATGCAATACTTACTCTGTCACCTACCCTAGTAATTGAGCTGTATATATTTCTAACATTTTTATCCAAACTATTATAGATAACATTGTTAGCTTCAAAGCTAGGAACCTGTACCCAATATTCACTTTCTACACCTCGGGAATCAAGTTTATACAACCACACATCAGTATTATTAATACCTGTAGCATCTATGTCTATTATTTCATTAGTACTTGGCTGTGTGATTGAAAATGTTCCAGTTTGAAGTGTACCCTGTCTAAAATGACTGAAGAACCCATTTGCATTACTGGCAGCTCCTCGTCCGTCATCTCTATAAATGAAGCTAAGACTATTTCCACCTAGAGGTGGATCTTCTACGATGTCCTTGCCATCCTTAATTATGGTACCAGTTATTTCAAAACTCATAGTTCTACCATCAACATTTTTATTAAAACTATAAACTGGTATGGTATTCCCTGTGGTTTGTATTCTATATTGTTCTGTTGGTATGCTGTAAACTACAGCCTTATCATTTGGAGTACCAAATTGTGCTGTAATAGGCATAGCAGCATTAATTACCCTAATAAATTGATCAAACCATTCATTATTACTAGGGTCATTCCATAGTATTTCTTGCCCTGCTAGATTTCTTCCATTGCTATCAACTACCGTTTGAGTAGTTCTTACACTTTGCCATTTCAATAAACCATTAGCAGCCAAGTTTCTTTTAGCGTTATAACTCAGTGTTCTAGCTAATCTCAGTATACTTTCTCTACGTTCTGCTAGTTCTAAAAAGTTTTCCCTTGCATTTAGGTCTACTCTGAATGCAAAACTTTGTCCTAAAAAAGCAATCATATCAATTAAGGCTAGATATTCACTGCTTTCTACATAATCATTAAAATCTTCTGGATAATTTTGACGCAAATAATCAATCATTACTCTGCGTAAATTCTCAAAGTCATAGCTTTGAAAATCGGCATTGCGAAAACTTTGATATATTCTACGCCAGTCTTCTGCTACCAGCAACCTATTTTGTCTATCGGTAGATGACATATATTATCCTTATTCCAATATTTATTTTAGCGCATTAACTAGTAGTTTAACTAGTTAGTCCTGCACTTTCATCAAACCTAAATCTCAGGACTTCAGAGACATTATAGGGCAAATAAGTAAGTTCACATTCTATTTGTAGACCTGATTCATAAGCAGTAATTACTACATCATTGGCTTTAACTCTAGGATCATAGTTTATTATTCTTTCAACATCTTTAATTATAAGTTCTTTTAGATCTTCTGTTAGAGGTTCAAAAATACACTCCCAAATTATAGTTCCAAATGTTGGATCACTGAGTTTTTCCCCTTGTCTAATGTGAAAATGATTTATTAAATCTTGTTTTATAAGACTTAAATCATATAAACTGAAATTTTCGCTATCTTGACTTATTGTGCTGAATCCTCTGTAGGTACGTGGCAGAGGAGGTAAGTCCTTTATGGGATTCCCTTTTACAACTAATTTTTCATAAAGTCTTTGAATAGCCATAGTTATATTTAATCACGTTTGTTCTTGGCAAACGTATCCATTTTAGTAGTATATTTCTTAAAAAATTCAGGACTAAAAGTAAAATCAGCTACATCTTCAAATCTTCCCTCAACATCACGATCAGTTTTTTCAGGTTTAAATTCTAAAGGATCTAAATTTTCATGATGTGGCCAAGGTTCCTTGATGGGTACTCTACGTAATATACTTTGGAATAATTCAGCTCCTTCCTGATCCGGTACGCTGTGTAATTTAAGAGGTTTAGGTGTTTCTGCTTCATCAGCCACACTGGCCTGTGCTGCTCCAGGACCATTCATATGTATATTTGGTGCAGTCTCTATAATATTTCCACCTGCTAGAGTATGGTTAGGTCCTCCACTGGTCATATATAAATGTCCGCCTACATTTATATCATAATAATCAGCAGCATAATGCCTAAATGCGTTACTATGAACAAAGTCTACTCTGCCTACCACTTTTTGTTTGTACTCTTGTTCTATGGTTTCATCACATTTCATCTTAATATGAATTTTTTGATTTTCATCTACTATTAGGGTATGATCTTTTACTACATGTGTGTGCATTTCTTCTTTTACTTTAATGTTAAAATTACGACCTGCTTCCATGTTAATATCTCGGTCAGCATAAAGATTAAAATCCTGTTTGGTATGTACACTGATGCTATCCTCACAGAATATATCCATTTTGCCATCACTGGTCAATTCTATCCACGCTGTACCTCTACTATTACCTATATAGATTAAATCTTCACTATTGTGTAGTAGAATTTGATGCCCAGTGCGTGTGCGTATGCGTATGAGTTCGTTGTGAGGTATTTTGTTATCACCTTTCTCACCATCTTCTACAGTGGCATAGTCTGGTGGGCCTTCACTGGCCTTGGTCTTGCGTTCAAACTTGTCATCACCATCATCCATAACAAAACTTGAACCACCTAGTCTACTTATGGGAGCTCCAGTAATTTCATGTTCTGCTTTACCCACTTTACCTGTTGGACCATCTTTATCTATGGGTCCAGGAGTGCTTACTCCAAATACCATGCTGGGGACTTCTCTACGAGCACTACTGGTAGTTATACCTCTAATATCATCAAGTATAAGTCCCTGTTCCTTTAATATGTCTACAAAATATTTGTGTTTAGGTTTTTTAACCTTGGTAGTATCTTTGGGCAGAGGTTGGTCTACTTTTTTATTATATTCAGCCACTGGTACACGTTCTTCATCTCCATCTTCATGGAAACTGGTAGTTGCATAACCAGGAGTCATAAAGTTCATTTCTAGGTCCTGTGTGCAAGCTATCCAAAACCCATTTTTTGGATCACCTTCAATGAATATAACAATCACCGTGCTGCCTACATCTGGTGGTATCATCCAAAAACCATAACTTTTTTGTGTACCGTCGTAGGTATTTTCTTCACTATTAAATTCAAAACCTGTTTGTCCCCAAAAAGGACTAGCATATTTTACAATACGTAATTGACCCTCGGCTTTTGGAGCGTTACCTACAGGCCTTAGTAGCTGCACTTCTAAGCTACCCATATATTTTGGGTCTAAATGACTGACTACCTTAGCTAAGAAAGGACCAACATCATTACTATTACTTTCTATCGGGGCACGTGATTCTTCAGCCATTAGGTCCACTCCCCTGCATCATCATCGTTATATAATATACCATCCCATGCTTTTCCTGGTTCAAATTCATCTATTAGGTCAGTTCCAGCTGTATCAGGTTTCTTACTTGGAGCACCCTCTTTGGTTTGATTTGGCATACGTGTAAGATCAAGAGTTTGTGTAAATATACCTCTGTCAAAAGTACTTTCTACTTGTCCTACTTTATAAAGACCACTAAAACTTGGAGCATATTCACCTTTAGGAAAATCATAATCTCCACGTTTATAATTAATATCTATTGGATTTTGAAAATTAACATTGATGTATACTTCACCGCGTTGATAATGTATGGCTAAATCTGAATTTACACCCCTGATATTAGTTTCACCCGCAGTATAATTTCCCATACCGCTGTCACCTATGTAAAAAGGATCTCCTAAAATTTTCATCTGTAGTTGTACCATATCTGTTACATTATTGATAGCTCTATGAAATTGTCTAGCGGCCAAACGTCCTGGATCCTCACCTGTGGTACCACCTTGACTGCTGCCAACATCTATCTCAGCATTTCTAATCTGTACAATATTACTCATAGGATCATCAACTCTCATATTACCATGTTTACCAGATGCATATTCTTGACTGGCGTCATATTCATTACCATTAGCATCCTTACGCAAATTACTCAACTTACCATTTTTTACTACTGGAGTACTCTTGGTAGCATCAGCAGCCATTTGACTTCTGTTATTAATATCTTTATTATACTTGTTGCTATCAGCAGATAGAGCTGTATAAAAACTAGCATTGAAATTAATCTGAAAATCTAAAATATCTAAATTTTTGCTTGTATAAATGTAATTATACTCTTTTACAGCAGTTCTTTTTATTTGAGCTGATTGTGCTGGCTGATCAGTTTGAACAAATCTACTATGATGTACCTTATGAGGAATAACTCTATATACCGTAAGGAATGGATATCTACCTGTTTGTGTCATATTGCCCTCACCTTCTAACATGTACATTTGAGTGTCAATACGCCACCAATTAACATATCCATCATTATCAATCTGTTGTAATGCTTGTCTACCATAGTCACTACTGAGTAATACTTGATTTATTACGTTACTAATACTTTGTCCTTGCATGAAGGTGGCTATACCTGCTTTATCAACAGCATATAGTTCACCCCTTACATATACTTTTTTCTCAGGGTCCCAAACTGCATTGTCCTTACTAAAGTTTTCTTCAGCTTTTTTCTGATCAATAAATCCCATATCTGCTAGACCAATTGGGCTAATATTACTATTTTGAACATAGTTGATTCCTTCTAGTTCTACACCCAATCTTTCTGCAACACCTTGATTATTACCACTTCCACTGGATTGATTACTTTGAGTAGTAGCTCCTTCTGGTCTGCTTACATCACCATGTTTTGCCCCTCCAGTATAACCTGTTTCCAGTGTTAAAGGAAACAAAATTAAAACTCTATCTGCTACAATTTCTTCATTTTTACCTTGTGACATAGCTAGGGCTTGGCTAGCTAATTGATCATTTAGAATACTTTGAAAACTCACCGTATCTTTGGTACTTTTTTGTAACATTTCTTGTACGGTTCTACCACTACACTTGATATCTGATTTAATTTGCCCTATTTGTTTACTATGGGCACGTTCATTCCAAGGTATAGCTGTACAATCATACACACTGCCCTTATCTGTGACCCTCATTTGAATATTGGCTATTTTTAAAGGAAAGTATTTTGTTCTTATGCTTTTAACATTTTGACTACCAAAATCCTTATGTCCAAAAAATTCTAATCTTAATAGTACAGGCATCTCAACCCAATTTTTATATTTGACTTTGCTGGCTGCAACTTGTAAACTTTGAAAAAATAAACCAATGCTATATGGTTCAATTACGGTAAAGTTTATACCAGTACTATTGGTATTGCCTGTCATTTTATCTAAACCAGTGACACCTTTAATTCTTACATTTTCTATGAAATAATCATATTTGCCTTGTGGATTAGCTGTACTAGTAAATTCTGTAAGACCAATTCTATCATCTGGTTCACCGCTACCCGATTTTAAAATTATAGGTCCTAGTATACCTTTTCTATAACTATCATCTGGGAAATTTAAATGTGATCTGCTAAGAGCACTGAGTGTCCAAATATAATTGTAACTGGCATAATCATGTAGTTCATTAGGTAAAGGTGGATCCTGATTAATTTGAGTTTTATTACCTGTTTCTGCATTAGTGTTTACCGTACCAAGAACATTTCCACTAGTATAGTCTACAGCATTTTCCCCACTTAATGCACCAGTACCACCTGGATTAGCTACACCTGGTATACCTAATCCATTATTGGCTAGGTTGTTTAAATTTTTTCCTATATTGTTTAGAGCATCGCCTGCGGAAGCAATTCCTGACATAACTTGATTAGCTGGGCTTGCACTACTCAGTACTTTGGTAGCAGCTGATACAGCAGCAGTAGCCACAGCCGCTTTTGCAATATTTTTTAATGATAAACCCATATTAGACTCCTAATACTTGTCTAAGCATATCTGGTTTTGGGATATAAATTTGTAATCCTGTAACAAAATCAAAAATTGGGTCCTGTATAATGTCCATGTTACGTTGCATGAAAACCCACCAAAGTTTATGATCCCCGTAGAGATCAAATGCCAAAAGATCTGGTCTATAAGCATATTGACTTTCTAATGTATACAAGTAATCATCAGCTTCAGCACTGACAGGACGTATGCTAAGAATGCTCAACTGATCTCTTATAATAGGAGTGTTAAACCATGGACTGCTACTGGTATATTGAGCTGGCATTATAGATATCCATCCTTAACATAGTTTCCTTGAACAAATTTGGCAAGACTAAATTCTCTAACTTTTGTTCTACTATAAACTGGCATTATGGTAACAGTAAAAGAACTATTAGTTGGAACATGACTATCATTAGCTCCACTTTTACCACTAGGTTGTACGCTGCCACTAAAACTTCTTGATTGACTTGTACCGTTTAGAAGATTACTCACAGAATTTACAGCATTAGCTAACCCTGCTGTTCTTGTAGCACCTATAGCACTGGCTGCTCCTGCTAAGAATCCTGCTGTCCTACTTATTGCATCTAGAGGACCACCACCACTATCAGCAGCAGCAGTTCTAGGTTTGGGTAGTTCTTTTATATTAGTTGCAATATAATCTACTTCTTTGGGTAAGGTCACGCTGAATCCTTTAACTACAACAGGAATATTTTTAAACACATAGTCACCGTAAGCATTAAATAAGAGTAGCGGTGGTGGATTTCCTGCTGTAGCTTTGTCCTCTCCTGTGTACATTTTGGTAACACTTCTTAAAAAATGTACCGCAGATAACCAATATTGAGCCTGTTCAGCATCTTCCACAACAAAATCGCCCACAATTTGTATGTCGCTAACCTTACTATATTGATATGCCACAAATTGATAGTTTTGATGCGTTATAGTTTGATCTGTATAATTAGCTTGATGATTTATAGTTATAGTGGGAGTGTAAGGAAACACTAACCCACCTGCATTAACTAATGGAGTAAATAATTGACTTTTCCATAATGAACCTGGTGGAAGACTTAATCTAACTCGCCAGTCAGCTGGATTAGAACCATCGAAATTGGCTTGTGCTGCACTGCTGGACCCGCTATTCATTGCTGATAGGAGATTGCCGCCTCTTACATTGCTCATAAAGTTGTTGACACCACTATTTAAAGCACTTCTTAATGTATTGGCAGCACCAGCAAGATTGGGTACATTGAATGGCATTTTTAAGTCTCCTTGGCAAATATTTATTTGACTTTTAAATGTACGTAGTTTATAATAAACCAAAGGGTGGAACCATATGTCCGTAAATTATCTTAATAACAAAGATTTATTAGAAGAAATACACAAGAGTAAAAATACTTATTGTAGTTTCAGCAAGCCAGAATATCACCAATATGATATTATCCTTACCAGTAAAGATAAAATTAATATTAGAACCATAGCTGAGGCCAAAAGAAACCGTGCCAAAAGACTAGGTGATGAAATATTCGCTCAACGAAAGGAAGCAGGTGAAAAAGTTAAACTAGCAGAGTGTGAAGTAGATTATAAAAAAATGGCTAAAACTGATCTAGTATTTAGGATTATGACCTATGAACATATTCCTGTGAATAAAACACGTAAGAAAAGTCAAAAAACTGAAGCAGATAGTCATGACCGTGTAAACTTTCCACCATTTCAACACTGGAAGTTTGATGAAAATGATGAACTTGTCTGTGTTGGAAAAAGTCATTGGAAGGGTGGAGTGAAAAGTGGCAAATTTAGCAAGGATCATGGACAAATAACTAACACCCTAGCTCGTATGTACATTAAATTATGTGAACGCTATGCTACCCGTGGCAATGTTCGTGGATATACTTACAACGATGAAATGCGAGCACAGGCCATATTACAACTCACACAGGTAGGACTACAATTTAATGAAGCTAAATCGAACAATCCCTTTGCTTATTTTACTGCTGCTGTTACTAATAGTTTTGTTCGAATAATCAATATTGAAAAACGTAATCAAAATATTAGAGATGATATTTTAGAAATGAATGATATGGCTCCCAGTTATACTAGAACCAGTAACGCAGAGCATGCCGCAAGTTTACGTAGATTCGAAAGAGAAGAAGAATGAGCTTATTTAAAAAGGCAGCATTTTTTACAGACATACACTTTGGCCTAAAATCTAATAGTCAAGTACATAACCAAGACTGTGAAGATTTTGTAGATTGGTTTATTAAAACCGCAAAGGAGAATAATTGTGATACTGGATTCTTTTTGGGCGATTGGCATCATAATCGCAATAGTCTTAATATCGTTACTATGGATTATAGTTTACGCAGTTTGGAAAAACTTGGCCAAGCATTTGATCAGTTCTTTTTC